GGCTAAGCCCCGAATCGTAATAAATCTAACATAGATCAATGTTACGCCGACTACTTAGTAGTCAGCAAGACTGCGCCGCTGCGCACGGTCTTGAGGGTCAGTTCTCTGTCCCATATTTCCTCGTCATGAGGGAATCCATCACTGAACTCATTGTAGTCCACGTGAAGCATCGCTCCTGGGTCTTCAAGGAGCGGTGTGTCCTCTGAGATAATCTCATAGGCACGGCCTATCATATAGTAGGCTGGGTCAACACAAATGACCCTGTGTGGAATCTTAGGATTCCACGCATCCAGCTTCTTTCTTATCAAGAGAGAAAGCCGTTGGTCGCGGGTGACAACACCCACTTCCGTCTTATCTGCCCATGTCTTGTCCAAGACATGCAACAGGTAAGAGTCCGACTCCATAAAAAGATTGAGTCGGTTCACAACCCTTAAGGGTAGTGCCTTATCCTCCCTTATAAGGGCGATAAGATCTGGTAGAGATTCAGTGAGCAAGTCACTGTTGTCCCTCAACCAGTCCTCAAAGTATCCTTTGAGTTTGACCTTCTCCGGTACGTAGGAGGTCCAATCGAATCCCAAGTTCATTGGGTTCAATCTAGGGATCTTCGTCCTATCGACGACATATCCCCAGTCATTCTGGAACTTAAATCCAGGATTTGACCATGTGCTCATAAAGAGCTCATAGTCCAGAGTGGGATCGTTGGTTTTCCCATCTGAAAACTTTTTCTCTATCGAAAAAGTCGGCTCCACGGGTTTCTCCCCGCGGAGTAGGGATTGGTAATACAATCCCTTCGCAATGTCGAAGAATACGGCTTGCGGGTCACTGAACATTTCTATTTTCAGTGAATTGATCAGAGTCCTTTGGTTCTGATCACGTGGAACTATAACTGCCTCTTCGGGCAGTAGTTTCCTCATACCTTCTATCTTCGGAAGGTACAGGTGATGTTTATGCACCACCTTGTCTGTGCGGTTTGACCGTACAAATTTGTAGCCGAATCTCCCATTGAGGAGGGCTGCCAACCGGTACTTAGTTTCCCGGGGGTTACGAGATTTGTTATCTATAACTCGTAACATGTGGCCCGCATCCATTGGATACGCGCCATCACCACCAATTTCTATTGGGGTGTACGGACTGATGCAGTCCGGTTCTTGCGGCACTAGTATGTGCTGCAGAAGCGATGCCTTGTCAAAAAAGGTTTTCGCTCTTGGGTTGCTGTTCGCAACCCACCTAGTCTCCTTTCCAAGGAGACTGAACCTACCGATGTTGGACATCGAGTAGGCGTCTACCTCACTAGGCTGAGGTAGTAAGAGCCGGATCCTTGGATAGTCCAAGTAGTCCAGATCCTGACCCCTTCTCATGCGTACATGGGGGGTATCGTGCACGGATTGTGGCACGAGGCATCCTTCTTCACAGTAGAATGCCAGCCTCTTAGACACAAAAGTGTCTAAGTAGGAGACCTTGAATATTTCTTCCAAGGTCGAAAGATGGTTCTCCAACTTTCTCGGATCGTTCTCAAGAGCGATCTCATCGTCGCCTACCAGGGTATAAACCCGGAGGCCCGATTTCTCGCAACAGTATTGGTGCGCGAGAGTGAGGATGACTTTAGTCATCATATCACCCATCATCCAGCCACGCTGCATGATGGTCAGGCGGTATCCGTCCTGATGTGGAACAAACGCAAAGCGCTTTCCACAGTACTTGCTCTTAGCGAGCAAGGCCAAACCTAGAGGGAACTCTGGGTTTTCGGCTCTCTCAATTAGAGATTGCCAAATCTGACGGGCAACGTTCCTGTTGCCGTAGTCAGTTGCCTCCGACAAGTCTGTCGAAAGCGCGTAGACTTGATTGTCTACTAACTCGCCCCACTCTAAATTTTGTGGGTTGAGTACATCTGTGAGGAATCTCCACAGATGTCGGTCTGCCTTTAAGCCAGACTTTATCTGCCTAGATGTCAAACTAGGCTGGAATATGTGGGCAAACACCCCCATAAGCACCTGATATGAGTAAGGTGCAACCGTGATTGTCCGAGCCTTTGAAGGCTCTGCGACACCATGGAGACGCACACATGAAGTGTACGTCGGATTGTGCAGTATGTTATATACTGCCCAATATACCAGATCCTTGGCGGATCTGACCGGCCTAGGCTCCACAGGAGTAGGCTCTAGAGTACGTAAATCGTACTCCACCCGCACACACTTGTGTGTGGCGAGATGGCTAAGGTATGCGGTTTTACCGCCCTTAGCTCGCGTGCTTTCCAAGCACGAAGTCGTTCCGCAGGAAACCTTAGCGGAAAGTCCATCAACCCGTTTCACGGGTTCTGTGATCTTCGAGAGAACTCGTTGATCAAGTTGCACAGCCTGACCCGGCTGTGTAACCGTGGCTACGAACTTTTCGTAGCTTAGCTCGATCATTTTATGATCAGCCATTCCTGTCGCCCTGGTTTGACACCAGAGCAACACAAACCGACCCAGATCACTGGGTCCCTCTATGGGAAATTCCCTTAGAGCCGTGCGCGCTGCACGTATGTACGGGTTCATGAACCCCGGACATTCTACATGGTCGAGATCGCCATGTAGCGCGAATGATTTCCTCATTCGTTTCTTCAGAGCCTTCCACTCGCTCTGAAACCGCGCATAATTATGTGCGCAGTTCTCCAAGACCCAATTGGTCAAGGAATCCACCTCCGCTTCTAAGAAGGGAGTGTGTCTCTCTGTACAAATTAACAGAGGGAGGACGGCGGCATCCGCCGTCTGGAACCAGGCACGAACCTGATTTAGGTGACCGGAATCCAGTCGCCTACGCATCTTCGAACGAAGTGCGGCTGAAGCCTTGAAGTACAGGCTTCTTAGCAGTAATGACTGCTGATCACACGGAGCGAACTCCGATAGATACGCTGGAGGTCCACGGACCCTCAGCGCCCTGAATTGAAATTCAGGGGAAATGCGCCTCTCAAAGAAGTCGCAGACACTACGGAATTCTCCGTAGTACTCATCCAATCTTTGGATGAGAGTGCTGCTTTGCAGCACCACGATGCGGGGCCCAGCCCTTCCAATAGTTGGAATGGGCGGGCACCAGCGGGTGGTCATTCTTCAATGACCGTACGTTGTAAAACGACGTATATACCTCTTCGGAGGCGAATCGGCAT